GTCTGCATTTTTAATACTACGTTCTCTATAAACATGATCTACTTTACCATCAGGTCCAGTATCTAAAACAACATGAGGCAAAGGTATAGATTGAAAACGAATAGGATTAACAGCGTCACCTTCCATGACACAAAGTACAGCAGTACCCAAAGCCAAGTCGATAAAGCACTCGTGTATCTCTTGGGCAAAATTTGATGTTTGCAATATTTCAAATACATAATCTGTTACACTATCAAGAGCATTATTAATATCATCTTTTTCTTCCTCTGGAACTTCTTGTCCAGTTACAAAGTCTGCCCATCTTGCAAAGTTTGGAGTTAATCCTGATTGCAATCTTGATGCAAACTCTTGTATCCCTACAACTGCTGTTTCATCAAATATCTTATCATCTCTTCTTTGTCCTGCAGAATAATTTTTAAAACCTTGTCTTTGTGGCAAACAATATTCAAAAATCTCATCATAGAGTTCTTCAAACTCTCGCCTTATAGCAAGAGCCTTCTCATATTTTTGAATCATTATGTCTGCAGTTTTTTCGTGCATTAGTCCTGATACTCGTTATAAAAACCTATGCCACCACCTGAGCCTCTCAAGAGTGAACGTCTGCCAGTACCTCTTCTTTGTCTTGTAATATTTTCTTCAAGAACATCTTGTCTTGCATCTTTTCTTTCAGCAGTTGCTGTTTCTCTTTGTGCTTCTCTTTCTAATTTAGCCTCTGTTTCCTCTTTAGTTGGAGGAGGAGGACTTGGACTTCTACCACCTAGACACATAATTTACTCCTTTACATTCTTGCCCATAAACCTTGTCTTCTTGCAGGTTTTGCTTTTCTTTGAAATACATCATAGTCAACTCGTGCATTAAATGTTTCTAATGGTTTATTCATACCTAACACTTGCCTTCCCTCACCTGCACCCAACATAAGATACTGCATAGCATCATGGATATGTGAGTATCTATCCTTTAGAGGTTTATCTTCATATCGTTCTCCAGATACTTGAAGTCTTCGATATTGATAACCCCCCTCAAATCCTTTTACCAATTCTTTACACCTAAAGTCAATTAAAATCCCTGATTGACCATCTACCATTCTATTTAAAACTGTAGAAACGGACTCTATTCTAAGTGCTACATCATTACTTGTTGTAGGTCTAGCCATCAATCCTGCACCTCTTAAAACCTGAAAAGGTGTGCTTTCATCTGTCTGCGCCCTGAAGTCACCTGCAGGATCACCATAAATATTTACTTCTAAGTTTCCATATCGTGTTGCTATTTCTGATCGTAGTAATTCTGCAAACCTAACAATACCCATATCAAAGGCTACAAGTTCTTGTAAGATAAGCCAACGACCACGAACCTTTTGACCAAAAACAGCAGCAGGTGTAAGACCAAAGTCCAGTCCAATATAAAGTGGCACACCATCTGCAACTGGTATTTCTTCTTTTGATACATGAGTATCAGCTACAAACATATTATAAACTGGCTTACCATCTTGTATAGAACCAAGCCTATTCATTACATATACATCAATCCAAGACTTTGTTTTACCTTGTACAAGATTTGGATAATAAGAATCTAAAATATTTTTTCTATTTTCAGCTTTGTCATTAGGCTCATAACCTATAACAGTACCATCATCATCTTTCTTTTCTATCATGCCACTAGGTTGAGTAAAGAACTGCCAGTTATCAGGCTTGATTAACATACGACTTTCTTCAATAGATATATGATCAGGTACTGGAACAGCACCACTCATTATCGACCACCAATGATCTTCTTCAGGACTATTCGTATCACAGATAACACCTGACCAAGTTGCACCACCATCTTTAACAGAAGGATATCTGCCAACTCTCATAGTACAAGCATCTATAATTGACTTAGGTATCTCTCTTGCTTCATTGACCCAAACCCCAGTAAGTTCCAAAGATAATAGTTTCTTTACATCTTCAGGTCTATCAAGTGCAAGAAAGATAACCTCCATCTCAAGATCACCTGCAGTTATATTATGAGTATAAGGAACTGACCAAGCAAACTTACCCCATTCATTTTCAGGAAACCAATCAAGCCAAGTCTTAATAGTTGTTGTTCTCAGTTGTGGATTCGT